TTCTGAAAGAAATGGAAAAGAATTAACTCTTTTAAATTCAATTCGACTTTGGAAATGGTCAGGTGCAAGTTTATCGCAAGTTTCACAAGAGGGAACTCCAAATGTTGCCAATTGTCAGTTTGGAATGGTTGAGCCTAAGAAATACATAACAGAGGCGATTGAAATTTCTCTATGCACAGAAAAAGCAATGAAAGCAATTCAGGCGGTGAAGCCGTGGAAATTATAAACGACGGTTCCGGTTCCGGTTCCGGTGACGGTGACGGTGACGGTTACGGTGACGGTTCCGGTTACGGTTCCGGTAGCGGGTACGGTTACGGTAGCGGCTTTTTTGATGGCACTGGCCACGGCTAAGGAAGTAATTTGAGTTTAACAAGTCTTGATGAAGGTTCCATTTGCGTTCGCGGTCACGATGAGGGCTACGGCTCGGGTTCCGGTGACGGTGATGGTGACGGTTACGGTTACGGTAACGGTTACGGTAAGGGTTCCGTTTCCGGTGACGGTAACGATTACGGTAACGGTTACGGTGACCGTCAAGGTTACGGTTACGGTAAGGGTTCCGGTCGCGGTGGCGGTCACGGTGGCGGTTACAATGAGGGTTCCGGTCACGGTGACGCTTACCACGGTTTCGGTGACGGTTACGGTGACCGTGCAGGTTGAGGTTACAGTAAAGGTTGCTTTGACGGCACTGGCCCCTGCTAAGGAGGTAATTTGAGTTTAATAAGTCTTGATGACAATTACGGTCACGATGACGGTTACGATGACGGTTACGGCAAGGGTGACGGTTACGGTGCAGGTGACGGTTACGGTGACGGTTCCGGTTTCGGTAGAGGTGATGCTTACGGTTATGGTTTCGCTTTCAATATAGGTTCCGGTTACGGAAAGGATCGCTGTTAACCTTGATTAAGGAAATAATATGGATTTGAAACGCGGAAATATAAATTACGGTTTTGGTAAAGGTTCCGGTTACGGTTACCCTGACGGTGACGGTTTCGGTGACGGTTACGGTTACGGTCAAGGTTACGGTCACGGTTCCGGTCACGGTTCCGGTCACGGTTCCGGTCACGGTTCCGGTTACGGTTACGGTTACGGTTCCGGTCACGGTTCCGGTTACGGTCACGGTGACGGTTACGGTTACGGTGAGGACTAGGGTGACGGCTTCAGTTCCGGTTATGGTGACTGTCGCGGTCACGGTTCCGGCATTAGCCACGGTCAGGATTGCCGTGACGGTTCTTTTTCAATTAAATTATTAAATTCAAAAAAGGAAAAATAATATGAGCTTTTGGACTAGTGGTAGTGGCGCACAAATTACGGGCAAACCTGAGCATTCTTTTGTATTTGAAAAAGAAAACGAACCGACGGTTGTTGTGCCAAATAATAGTACTGCGTTAGCAAAAATTGTTAATTTTACAATTAAAGAAATTACTTATAACGGAAAAACAGATAAATTTTTTCAGGTTACATGGAATTTAGAATCGGGTGACTTTAAAGATTGTATTGTTAGACAAAAAATAAAATGTTTTGACAATTCACTGACCATAGTTGATAGGGCTTTAAATATGTTAAAGCTGATTATGGATTTATGTCATTTTAAACCGGAACATTCTGACGAGCCAACCAATAACGATTTAATTAAAATGAAAAACAAAATTTTAGGCATAAAAATAAGAGAGCACTCGCGAACTAAAAATGATGGGACTATAGGTTATAGCAACTGGATTTCCGAAGTTCACCCGGCAGCAAATTTTATTACTGAAACGGGAGTTAAATTAGAGCACAAAGCTATTGAAGTCCCGTATCAATCTGCGTTATCTCGCAACAATAAAACATTAAACCCTATTGATGTTGATGACGATTTGCCATTTTAAAAAGTAACTTTGCATGATAACGGGGTAATTAGGGTAATTAGGGTAATTAGGGTAATTAGGGTAATTAGGGTAATTAGGGTAATTAGGGTAATTTACCGCAAATTACCCTAATTTAAATAGGGGTGATTTTTTCACCCCTATTTGAAAATACCCTAATTTAAATAAAGCAACTGGGGGCTTAAATTGGAAACTGGAATTCTTTCAAATTTTATAGAAAAAAACACCATTGTTAGCCAAGAAGAAAAAAGAAATTATATAGGCGCTAGTGCAATAGGCAAATATTGTGAGCGAGAAATTTGGTACGGGCTTCACGGATTTGAAAAAAAAGCACCTCACCCTAAAGCAAAAAGAATATTTGAAACTGGAAATTCCATGGAAATTCTAGTTAAAAATTTAATGCTAAATGCTGGAGTAAACCTTGAGCTGCCACAAGAAGAAAACGACTACTTAGCCGTTTATGATGCCGATATTAAAAATTTTTGTGGACACATGGACGCAATAATGAATTCCGAATCGGTCATAGAAATAAAATCAGCCAAAGATTCAAGTTTTAATATATTTGTCAAAAGGGGATTGCGTGCATGGTACGCGCCTTATTACGCGCAAATACAGGCATATATGGGAATGTCTGGGTTAAAAGATGGGTATCTGATAGCTATTAACAAAGATAATTCCGAGCTGCATGATGAACGTGTGATTTTTGACAAAGATTATTATGAGTCTTTAAAAATAAAAGCTTTAAGAATTATTGAATCAGAATCTGAGCCGGAAAAAATAAATATTAATCCTTTGTTTTTTATGTGCAAAGCATGTGGGTTTAAAGATTCGTGCCACTATTAATGATAACGCGCAAGTTAATTGAGAACTGGCGCGCATCAAAGGACTTAACAATAAAATAAGGAGGTATTTTATATGCAGGTTTATGATGGCATTTAATTTATAAAAAATAAAGATATTTTATAAAAAAAGCGAAAGGCCCCCATATTCACAGGGGCGCAAACGCCGGCCAGGATTCCCCAGCCCACTTGAGGCTAATTATTGCATCAAATTTAAAACCAATAAAGAGATTTTATGAAAACAAAAAAGAAAAAAGATATTTTGACGTCATTAAATATTAGGCCATCGCCTAGGATTATCTAAGCGATGGAGGGAGTTTATTGTATGTAGACGCCCGAATACATAACAACAACCTAATAGCCTTGCATCCAATAAACTCTGGGGTTACTAGGCATCTTAAGCATAATAAATAAAATAGTAAATTGGAATATAACATTGAAAAAAAATCCACGACCATATCAACAAGAAGCCATTAATAAATTAAAATTACGTTTAAAAGAAACAAGCGAACCTTTGCTTGTCAATGCAAGCGTTGGTAGTGGTAAAAGTTTAATTTTAAGCGAAATATTATTAGCCATGGAAAAAGCAAAATACCCATCGTTATGTTTGACTATGAATAGTACGCTTATAGAACAAAACTCTGAAACTTACCGTTTACAAGGTGGCAATCCTGGGATTTATTGCGCCGCTTTAAACAGCAAAGAAACAAATAAACAAATAATTTTTGCCAGCCCGCACTCTGTTGTTAAATCATTTCCTAATATTGATTGCCGATTAATTGTTATCGATGAGTGCCACAACATAAATTTCGATAATGAAAAATCCATGTACATGCGTGTAATACAATATTACAGATTAAGAGCGCAGGAAAAAAATTATAATTTTAGAATTATTGGGTTAACTGGTACGCCATACCGAGGGAAAGGCGTTTCTATTGTTGGTAAAGACAAATTTTTTAAAGAAGAAGTGTGCTCCATTTCTACTAGCTGGCTTATTTCGCAAGATTATCTTGTTAAACCTAGATTTGGTGTGGCTTCTGCTGGTGAGTTTGATTTCAGCGCGCTTAAAGTAAATAAATTTGGAAATTTTAACGAAAAAGAATTACAAAAAGTAATAGATAAAAATGAACGTCTTACTGGTAAAATCATGCGAGAAGTTTCTGGGGTAATAGATTCTGGGCGAAATGGTGCGTTTATATTTGCATCTACTCGAAAGCATTGCGAAGAATGCGCCCGTAGTTTGCCGGATGGTCAATGGGCTATTATTACGGGCGAAACGCCACATAGTGAACGCAAAGAAATTCTATCTAACGCCAAATCTGGTAACATAAAATATTTAATTTCTGTAAATTGTTTGAATGTTGGCGTTGATGTACCAAATTTTGATGTGTGTGTATGGGTCAGACCTACCGAATCTTTGATATTATATACCCAAGGAATTGGGCGAGTGTTACGTTTGCATCCAGAAAAAAATGAGGCCATTGTTTTAGACTATGCTGGCAATCTTGAAAGACATGGAGATATAGATGATCCAATTATTAATGAAGCTCTTAAGCCAACTAAAGAGAACGAAAAAGACTATGTTATTAAATGCTATACCTGTGGCACACATAATACTATCTGCGCTCGTCGTTGCATTGGTAATACAAACAATAAAAGGTGCTCTTACTTCTTCGTGTTCAAGCCCTGTCATGCCTGCAATACAGAAAACGATACTACATCCAGGCATTGCAGGGAATGCAAAACCGAGTTAGTTGATCCAAATGCAAAATTGAGATTTAAAGAAGAAGAAAAAGAGATATATAAATTAAAAGTAGAAAGGGTTGATGTTTTTTCTTTTGAAAATAAAAGCAAACAAGCACCAAGCATTAACGTTAGTTATTGGACAAATAAAACAACAAGCCCAGTTGTTGCACAAGAATATTTTTACACGGGAACCGAAAGAGCAAAAAACATAACGTATGCTAATTTTTTTAAAGCACATTATGATAATCCATCAAAGTTTTATACTATTATGCATAATCCAAAAGAACTTAAAAAATTGATGAAAACAGAAAATTTTAAAATACCTTATGAAATATGGTGTAGAGCAAACAGTTATGGGCAACTCAAAGTCATAAAAAAACTATTCCATCCCATAGAATAATTTAATGGTAAATATAGCCTCATCAGCCCCATAACAAAACTCAGCTGCGTAATTTTCTTTGCGCATATTAATAATAAATTCTTGTTGATCCTTTGAGGGCTTACCTGTAACCGTTTTAAGCTCAATCCAAAGGCCCTTGTGCGCAAGGTTACCTTTGGGAAAAAACAAGTCTGACACCCCTGAAACTACGCCCATACGCTTCAACAGCGCGCCTTGTTGTGGCGTGCACTTTCTTTCGTTGGCAAAATGATAAAATAATATTTTAGGATGACATTGCCGAAGCCATTCACAAACTTTTATGTGTTCTATCCTTTCTGGTTGGGCCATGTTAAATCCTTTTAAAAATAATTAAGAAAAATCTAAAACTATTAGCGGTTCAAATTTTTCATCTGCAAAAGCTATGTTGTATGCATTTTTAAAATATTGAGAATCTCTGTTAATTTTTCCCGTTGATTTGTAAAAAGTTTCGTAGCATTCTGGTTTGTCTTTGTTTGGATTTAAACAAGAATTGCCGTCAATGTATTCTTGTTTTAATTTAGTTTCTTGTATTATAAATCCGCAAATTTGTTTGTAATAAGTGTTTATTAAAAACGATTCTTTCTGCCATTTTTTTAAAAGTTCTTCGTCTGTTAAAAGACCAAGTTTTAAAAAAGATTCTTTTAATGCTTTGATGCGTTCAAGATCCATAAAAGGCATTCTCATTTTAATACTCCGCTCGTTTCATCCAGCCGTTTAAAAAAACTAAAAGCCTAGGATTATTTATTGTTAAATTAACGTAAAATTTTTTTTGTAAATCACGCAAAACCATTAAAAGATGCGTCGAAGGAAGTGTGTTAATCGTATTAATTGTTGAAGTGTCAAGCCTGCCATCGACTGGAATATCTTCAATAACTATAGCGTTGATGGCTTTTTTTAATATTTTATGTGCTCTGTCTGAGCCCATGTTTACCGACATATCAAATATTTTTGTGGCCACTTGCTGATTTTTGATTTTGTAATATTGATATTTATTCCACCATTTATCAAAATAAATCTTTTTGGCTTTGTCTACGTTAAGTTGGCGTATATCTTTGTAATCGTATTTGCCATCAGCGTTTAAATCCATTTTTTCAGATTTTAAATATCTTAAAGATATGCCGTAATTTGTTATGCCTCCGGGATCGTTTTTATTATCTGAAAAACCACCTTCATGTTTTAAAACTGTTTGTATGGCAACAGCAAAACTGGAGTCATGAACAAATATAACATGTTCAATTGGGGCAACGTAAAAATGCATAAGTCACCTAATAAGGTGCAACACTTATGTATGCTGGGAACCAATTAATCAGCACACACTTGTGTTGCGCATTAATAATATCACTTTTAAGCTATTTGTATAGCTGATATTTTACCGCAAGCCGTAAGGACAGATGTTCCTCCGGCTGTTAATCTAGCGCACAAATAATAAGTTGTGCTAGATGCTATTGTGACATTATCTCCGGGAGCACAGCATGCAATCTCAGAACTTAACGAAAGTGATCCTGTTCCAGTAAGAGCCTCAGCAACCAAAGAATTATCTGGAAGTGTTGCAGATACAGTACTTATTGCTGCGCGCAAAAAAAGATAAGCTGGAACGTTTGTTCCATGCGCAAAAACATTTCCTGTTATTGACCATGTGCCAGCAGGTAAAGTGATTGATGTAACATTAGTTACAACATTATTTGTACAAGAAACCGCACTAGCGTAAACAACTTGACTTTCAATGACAGTACCAATCCCAGCAACCGTAGGTGTAGCCCACGTTCCATCTCCCCGCCAAAAAGTACTAGAAGTAGCCCCAGTTCCACTAGCAAGATTTGTCACGGACAAATTCCCCGTGACACCAGTTGATAATGGCAAATTAGTACAATTACTTAAATTGCCATTTAACGCATTTGCTTTTGCCATGATTTATATCCTTATACTACATCAAGACCTGATGACAAAGGAGCACCAACAGAACACATCAAAGAGTTTGATACCATCCCTTTTAACACAATGGAATCAAAACCGTTTGCTGATGACACGGAACCTGTCCCGCCAGTTGATGTTAGGTAAATGCCTACCCTAATATTTTGACCACCATTTTGCGCAATTGTCCAACCAGCTGCGTTACCGCCCACGATTTCAATAGTATCACCAGCGGCAAAAGAAGCTGGTAACGTTAAAGTACATAAAGATGCGCTGGTGATGTAATAACCATTGTTAGCCGCCATTACTTGTGTTGTGCCGCTAACTGTTGTGTATGGCAGGCTGCCAGTACCGCCACCGGCAGGTACAGCCCAAGCACCATCACCGCGCCAAAAAGTAGTTGAGCTGGCACCGGTCCCACCAGCCAAGTTAGTAATAGGCAAGTTTCCCGTAATGCCCGTGCTTAAAGGTAGTCCTGCGCAATTGCTTAAATCATTATTTAACCCATTTGCCTTTGCCATTTTATTAATCCTTATATAACGTCAAATGAAGAACTTTGCGGAGAGGAAACATTTCCCCATGTATTATCTGTTTCTAAACAATATAATTCAATTGAATCCAATGAATCGGTTGAAGTCACGCTTCCGCCAACACCAATGGTGCTTGTTTTATTTCCTATAATTATTTTTTGCCCCGCATTTTGAGCAATTGCAAAATTAGCCACTCCAATACCTTTTATTAAAAACTTATCACCAACGCTTGCGGTTAATGGCAATGTAAACGTAGTTGGAGAAATATTATTTAAAACATAAGCAGAGTTTACAGCAATTGCTTGACTTGAACCTGTGACGGTAAGCCATGTTAAGCCACCAGAACCCCCTGCAGGCGTAGCCCAAATACCATCCCCCCGCCAAAATGTAGTAGGTGACGCCCCAATTCCACTATTTAAGTGTGAAACGTCTAAATTTCCTATCACACCAGTGCTTAAAGGAAGATTTGTTGAGCTTGCTAAATTACCGGTCACAAATCCAGATGATACTAATTGACTAACGGATGTGTCGCCTAAATATTGCTTTTTATGAGAAACCGTAAATCCTGGCGAAATTAAATTCGCTGAACCAACAGCCGATACAGAATCATAACTAAGCAGTCCGCTACCAGAAATAAAAAACGTTCCTGCAGAACTAGAATAAAAAGAACTGGTAGATACAACTACGTTTGCGCTTGCGCTACCTGCAATGCAAGGATTTGCTTCTGAATAAATATAAGAATTTACAACCTGTATTGTTCCGTTATCTATAGAATAAAAATCTTGTAGGTCACAATTGGTTATTTTTAAATAACAATCGGAATTAGTAATTGTTGAAGCGGTTGTCAAAGGACTAAAAGAAAGGCAGGCCATTAATTGCAAAGAACCATTGGTTAATGACAAAAGTTTGCCGCCTCCCTCTGACTCTAAAAAACTTGCACATAAAGTTACATCGCAAATAGTACCATCGCAAACCAGACCGGTTCCGGTTCCTGCATCAATTGAAATTCCTTGAAACACACAAGTAATTTCTTCGCTTCCAGTAACAAGTAACGCTTGGCTGTTATTTGGGCACAAAAAACTAATGTTGGTTATGGCAACTTCCCCGGCCCCTGAAATTGTGGAATTACCAACGATATTTACAGAGCGCGTATCAGCAACAGATGCACCGCATAAATTTACATAAGGAGGAATTGTTAAATTTTCAGTGTAAGTTCCTGGTAAAATCCATATTGTTGCGTTTGCAACATCAGAAACACCGTCTAAAACAGCTTGATTAATAGCCGCTTGAATAGATGTAAATTCCGATAAATTAACATCTTTTGATACCACATATTTTGATGCTGGTCTGGCTTCTAACCCTAATGCAGAAACAACAATGCTGTCACCAGATTGATTAATAGTAATTCCATTTTCACCAATCAAAGTTATAGATTTATTCCAAACCGCGGTAAGCTCAGAGCCCTCAGCCGTACAAACGTACAATATGCCATTAATTTTATCCCAACACAGCTGATAAGGTTTGCCCGCAACCGTTCCGTTAGGATTTCCATTGTTATATAAAATTACGTTAGACTGAAATAAATTGTAAACATCTTGCAATGTTTCTTTAACGGATAAACCTATATTTGTTGGATCAACATATCCTTGCACCGCACAAATAACGTCAGTCATTTGTGCGGTTGATACTGCTGGTAAATCGGTAAACTTTTGTCTTGTCATTTTTAGTCCTTAAGGCAATAAAGTACCAGATACGTATGTATATGTGCCAGTGGTGCCGTCAAACGCATTCCTTGAGCCTGCTTGATTGTGATATACGTACATTTCAATATAATCAGTAGTGCCGTTCATATTCACAATATCAGACATATTTACACCAGCAGACCATGTACCAAGTGATGTAGTTGACCACGATGTTGCACTAGAAAATTGCGTGCCATTTTTATATATTGACAAAACAATAGAGCAATTAATATCACCCGGTAAAAATGTAATAAGACATGCACCATTGATTTGATAAAACCCTGCAACTGTTGGCGTAAATCTGTAAGTAGAAACATCGTAACATGAGTTGGTATCAAAATATGCGCTTGCAAGTTCTAATTTTGTATATACGCCGCCTGGTATAGGCTGAGGAGTGCCGCCTAAATATGCGCTGTATTTTGGAGTAAGATTTAATAAGCCCCCGGCGTTATTTACACAAACAGTTCCGGCGGCGGTGTCTGGAAATAAATAATTATTTGCGCCTGTTGTTTCTAAAGTTCCGGCGTTGCTTTTGCCCGTACCGCCAAATTCCGCAGCAATCACATTGGCAGACCAAGTACCAGCAGTCAAGTTCCCAACCTTAGTAATACTTTGCTGCATGTTGTCCCAAGTAATCCCAAAATCATCGCCTGTGCCAAATGGCGAACGACCCAGATATAATATATCTGGTTCATTCATGGTTGTTGCTGGGTTATCAGTAAAAACGTTATAAATATTTCTAGACATTTACCACCTCATAAAAGGGTCATGTGTTCGCCATCAAGCAAAAATACTGGCGTGTTATCTAGCCACAAAAAGTAACCTTCTATAGGTGGCAAGGGTATGTTTTCGTTATCTGTTTTTAATGTAAAAACGCTCTCGTCACCTAGAGAAAAATTCACATCAAAAAACTGTGTGTGAATGTGAGAAGGCATTATGAATAACTCACAGGCCACATTACCACGCTTACGTCTGCTGTGGTCAAATCAGTAATCATGCTTATAACGGTGCCTTTTTGCAACGTTAATGTAGCAGGATTCATTTCTGATGTGGTTGAAGCCAATGTGTTTCCTGCCGGAATAGCAGCAGTGTTTCCGCTAACATCAATCCACACATTATTAGGGTAATATCGAAAAGACACAATCCATGTTTGGTAGTTTGATGGTACGGTTATGCTGGTGGCATCGCCATTCACTAAAGTCACTGACCATTTATTGGTGGATGGGGCGGGAGCATAAGCATTAAAGCCTTGCACGTCACGACCGAAATTTAAATAAGTATCATTTGCCATGTCTGCCCTCTCTATAATTTTATGTATACGTTATTAAATGTACTTGGTTGTGTTACGTTTGCGGCTAAATTTGGGGTGCTATCATTAATAGTAACAACCGAGTTTAATGTTTTTGAGCCGATAGGCGTTCTTGAGCTATAAACAGCGTATGCATTACCATCACCGATTAAATCGGATGCTGTAAACGTGGCTGTTGCCGTGCCTTTATGACCATGGACACCAACTTCTTGCCTTTGTTGTAAATGATTATATTCACCAACGGACGCACCAGAAAAAGAACATGTTATCGTGTTGGTTGGTGTTCCTGCGGAAGAATAAGCAACAAGCGATCCAGTAATGGCATCATTAAAAGATAACGCCAAACAAAGGGTTGTAGCACTGCAAGGAGCTGCATAATAAATAGTGTTTGTAGACATTCCGCCTGGTAACGTGCCATTTTCATTGGTAACAACAAACGGCATACCAACAAACAAAGACAATGCATTTGCTGTAGTCAATACTAATGAGCGTGTTGTCATAACAAGAGCCGAACCAGCACCACCGCCAGAAGCGACAAACACACCGGCTTTAGCATTTGCAAGGCTGGTAGACAAATGAAACACGGTGCCAGCACTATTAAATGGCGTTGCATAATAACCATTATTTGCAACAATATTTGTAGGCATTGTTCCGGTAAACGATACAACTTCACCAAAAGTCACGGGAAGTGACGCGACAGTTACCAACCAAGTGCCAGCATTTGCAGTAAATGTTATGGCTCCAGAACCAGAAGCCACTAATTGTGACGCTGTAAAAGTAGCTTGATATTGTTTAATTAGCGCAGTCATGGGGACGGTACCCATAAGTACTTGGCCCATGGAGCGGGTCAAAGAAATGGCTTTTTTAGCTTGCCAATCCAAAATAGCAGAGTCACCATAAGCTACTGAAGTGCCATCATCTTTATACATTTGAGCAACTGGGTTAATGCCTGACACGTCATATTTCTTAAACAAAGACCAAAGCATGGAAAACAAAGGCCACGTGTCAATGTTGTTTCTGGCGGTTGCGTTTGAATCTGTTTTGCCTATTGTACCATCACTCATTGGTACCCATCCGTAAGGATAGAATGTGTTCAAGCTTGTTCTCACGTCTCCTGTTCGAGGCTTGCTAATAATAGCTTCTATTTGGTCGTAAGTTTTAAAGCTGTTTGTTGGAACGTTAGCTTGTGGCGAAAGATATAATGAGGGCAATGTCATTTCAAATGAAAACGCAGGCACATCAAGCGGTAAACCTATTTGAAGATACCAAGCAGAATCGCCAGCAATATCTTCTTCAACAATTAAATCATCTGGAAACACAAACGTTCCGTAAAATTTTTCAAATTGCGTTGTTAAAGAAAAAGTTTGAAAAGGAACTGATGCCACGGAATCGTTGCCAGTCCCTAAAAATTGATAAAGTCTAAATTCTAATTTTGTGCCGCCGTTGTTGCTTCTAGCTTGCAAAGTAACTGTTGCCTCTTGTCCTGCCAACGTATCGGCTCTCAATGAAATTGGGAATTGATAACACTTTAATGTAACCCCTGTTTCATTTGAAGAACAAATGTGTTCTAAATAATATTCAGGCATAGTATCGCCTTTTAAAACTGGCCTGTCTGTTGCGGGAAAGTTTTTAAAAGTAATTGATTCGTTGCCGCCTGTGGCATTTTTAATGTAGTTAATATCCGGCATGCTAAAGCCGTTGTTTTGAGAGGGTGCGATTGTCACATAATATGCGTTGCCGCTGGCATTATAAGCATCGCCAAAATCACCAGACTTAATATATCCAGCGCCAGTGTTAGGTGTAAGTGGTAACGTTCCTACGCTAACGCTTCCTATGTTTCTCCAAAACCTGTTATTTATGATGTAATTTTCATAAGAATAAATACTGTTTTGATCTGGATTTGGATTTTTTTTAGGAATGTATGGAAAATTTGCGCGAGGAAATTGCAATACGCCGTTTTTATCTTTAACGGTAATGTAATAAGGTTCAGATATATTAACGCCAGCTTCATCAACAAACCAAGGATAAAAGAAAGGAATGACATCAATTCCATTTATATCTACAATGGTTCCGGCAGCGCTTAATGTTAATGGATTTGGAAGTGGTAGCCAGTTATAATTAACTGGAGATCCAGTTTGATAATACCAATTTTTTAAGGTAGTTCTGTTGTTGTCTTTGTAGCAAGTAATGGTACCATTGACTAACGGCAAGCCATCTTTGCCTACAAGCGCGTCCTGTAACGTGGGAGACGCAATAAGTAATTCAGGATTAATAGCCATTCATCGTCCATATGTATGATATATCTCAATATCATACTCTGATTATGGTATTATTCAACAATAAGTGATTAAACTAGGATGTGATCATGGTTGCTAGAGGTAATAACTTTAGACAAATAGAGTTAGACTTAGTTGGTTCCAGCACGTTCGGAAGATATCCAAAAATATCAATATCAAAATCAGTCAATATGTTTCAAAGCGAAACATTTATGGTTCCTTATGCTGGTTACAAAATAGCTATAGATTCGACTAAATTTAATTTTGGCAAAGAAGGCCGTGGAACATTTACAAGCACAAAATTAAACGAGCTTGTTTGTGTTTTTGATAAAAACGTATATCTTGTATCAATATCTTATAATCAACAGTCAGATAACGTTGACTACTCATCCGTAACTAAAATTGGTGAGTTAGAAACTGTGTCCGGTGTTGTTTATATAACTGAAAATAACAAACCGCAAATATTAATATCTGACAACAAACATCTTTATATTTACGATCCATCTTTACCAATAGCGACACGATTTAGTGTTGTTGGTGATTTAAATTTCACGCCTGGCTACATAACATTTCATGACGGTTATTTTATTGCTGCTGCTAAGGGCGATGCTACTTATTCTATTACTAATAGAAGAAATAACACTTGGAGGCTTTCAAATTTAAATGATGGCTCTACGGGTAACTGGCCATCAAAAGCTGCAAACGTTGGGTTGTTGTCTACAAAGCCTGATAACGTCCAAGCAGTTGTGCGATTTCCATCAAAAGGTAATATGATTTTTGTGATGGGCTCAATTGTGACTGAAGCATGGTACAACACGGGCGCGCAACTATTCCCTTATCAAAGAAACACGCAATTCAATATTGATTATGGGTGTTTATCACCGGCAACAGTTGCTTACATGGACACTTACGTAGTTTGGTTGGCTCAGAATGAAAAAAGTGGTCCTATCATTATGTATAGCGATGGCGGGATGCCTAAGAAAATAACCACTGACGGCATTGATTTCTTTTTCTCTGAGCTACAAAATCCAGAAGATTCACAAGCATTTTTGTATAGACAAGATGGTCATTTGTTTTACCATATTAATTTTTATTCTGATAACGTGTCATTGTTTTATGATTTTAATACCGACAAGTTTTATCATGCTTGCGATCAGAATTTAAATTATTTTATAGCATCAGAAATATCATTTTTTAATAATCAATATTATTTTGTGACAAAAAATAACGGCAATCTTTTTGCGTTTGACACAAACTTTACAACTTACCAAGATGTGCCATCTAATAAAACAACGGAAAAAGTTACTTATCAAATTCCTAGAATAAGAACATGTAGAAATATTAGAGATTTATCGCAAGATTATTTTATTATAAATGATATTGGTTTTACGATTGAATCTGGAGAGACAGATTATAATCCTCAAAAAACTGGGGATATTGAATTTATTACTCAAGATGATATTCCACTTGTTGCGCAACAAGATAATACGGAAGATGTTTTGATGTATGCGCAAAATGATGACATGCTCGATTCTCAAGATGATATTTTGTTCACCTACCAGCAAGAAAATTTTGTTAGCTATCAATATTTAATTGCGCAACAAGAGGGCATTTTGCCGCTTGATACAAGTGCCGTTCCTGCTGTGGATATGTCTATATCTTATGATGGTGGTGCTACGTTTAGTAATGAATGGCGTTATAATTTGCCATCAATTGGTAAGCGAAAAAATAAACTTATTTGGTGGCAATGTGGGTTAGGTAATGACATTGTTTGTCAATTTAAATTTCATTCTATTGGTCGCGCTGTATTTAGCGAAGGTCAAATAAATTTAAGGTAAATTAGATGTTATCTGATACAAAGCAAGGACAAGCAATATTTCCTAGTGCTCCGACTGAAAGCCCAGCCGTTACAAAAGACGGTGAATTTACGGCTCTTTGGTCTCTTGGGTTTGGTTCGTTGTTTCAAGCATTGCAAAATAATTTTAAAAACGAAGGGATAATGATTCCTCCGTTAACGCAAGAGAATGCCAATACTATTCAAGCTTTGTATCAAGATTACATTAATGAAACGTATGAAAATCTAACTTTAAATCTGCCTGATATTAGCGGACAAACAATTTATAATTCTTCATCTAAGATAACTAATCAGTTTGTGATTGCTCAAGATGGGGATGGAAAAGTAATATTTGCTGAGTGGGTTCCTATTGCTACGATGTTAACAAATTCTGGCAATCCAAATGGTTCACTAGCTGGTGTATTAAATTGGCTATGCTATGATACTAATAACAAAATACTTTACATTTGCACAACGGCAGGCAAGCCAATTGATGCCGTTTGGTCACCAATTTAAGGATAATTATTATGCCAGATTGGAGGGAAGTTATAAGTGGTGGGGCTGGTGTTGGGAGTGGTCTTTTTGGTGCTATGGGTAATAAGGACAATGTTTCTAATGCTGGTAATCAGTATTTAGATCAGATACCTGGTCAAACCGGCAAATATTTTGATCCATATTTTCAAGCTGGTGTTGGGCAGCTGCCTGGTTTGCAGCAACAATATCAACAAGGGATGAACGATCCAGGTGGAAAACTAAATCAAATTGGCGCAAGTTTTCAGCAATCCCCAGGATTTAAATTTGCTTTAGAACAAGCCTTAGGTTCTGCTAATAGAAGTGCCGCCGCTGGGGGCATGGCTGGTTCACCTATGGATATGCAAAACAGCATGGGATTAGCTACTGATTTAGCAAACCAAGACTATTACAAATGGCTAACAGGTGCGACGAATCTTTATGGCAATGCTATGCAAGGGTCGCAAGGAATGGCTAACCAAGGTCTTCAAGCTGGTTCGCAGCAGGCTAATATGATTGCTCAGCAATTAGCTCAGCAATCACAGAATGCTCGAGAAGATGAAAAAGCAAGAAACGAATCAAAAGGTTCTTCATGGTCTAATATTTTGGGTGGGGCTGCAAAAGTGGCTTCTGCTTTTCTTTGATTAAGGATATATCATGGTATCTACTTTTTATAATCCAGGAAAAACAACTGCCGATGAAATAAATCCTTGGAATAATCTTTTGGGGAAAGCTTTGCAATCTTACAACGCCATGACGATGGCCAAATATTTGCCCGAACAACAAGAAGCCGATATTTTTCACAAACGTATTTCTCCGTTGGCAAATATTGCAATAAGTCCTGTCTTTTCAGCCTTAGAACCGCAAGCCCAACAACAAATATCTAATTACATTAGTAACGCATTAAGCAGCCAACAGCAACAGCCGCAAAAGTCCCCTATTGATGCAATTAAAAGTTTGTTTGGCGGTCCTAGTGCGCCTCAAGCAGCGACAGGCCAACAGTACCAGCAGACACCATCAACCAGCATGCGACAAAATATTGTTGAAAAATTAAACGCAAGACAAGCAGCTCCTGGCTCAACTATTATTAGTCCGGAAGGCAGTCCTGTTTCTAGCATTCCAACTTCATCAACAACCGAAGGAACGCAATCAACGTTAACGGCTTACGAGGAGTTGGAGCCTAGAATACAAGCACTAGCTGCCCTTTCAAAAAAATTCCCCGGTGATTTAATTACTAAATTTGATGTAGCCAAAGACAAAGCAATTTCCGGGCCATTGGCAGATGAATATAAATCATTTAAATCATTACAAAAAGAAATAAAGCCATACTTAAAAAAACTTGGGTATAGTGACGCAGACGCCGAAGATGTTTTAAAGGTTGGGGCTGGGGAAAAAAATTATGCTCAAAGATTAAAATCTTTTTTGCACCGACTTGAAGATACAGTTAAAAGAAGCAAAAAAAGAGAAGGTGGCATTTCATTAATTAATGAAGAAGCTCCATCAAAGTCCATTGATGAAAAAATTGCAAGGGATAACGCCGAAAGAACAAGAGCAAACAAAGTATCATCTGCAATGAACTTAAGAAAGATGTCTACTGAAGAACTTAAACAACTTTTAGCGAGCATGCAATAATGGCACTTACAAAACAAGAAATTTTAGCCGAGCTGTCCAGGAGAGGCGAGACCCCTAGAAATAATATGGCCTCAAATCCACCAAAGGAAGACATAGAAGCTGAGTTGTTAAGAAGAGGCGAAACTCTTCCTGGTATAGGTGATATGTTATCCCAAGGAATTAGAGAAACCGGCAAAGATTTCTTATCGCAAATGCTTGGAAAAGTTGGAAAAGCAAGCAATCTTCCTTACGCAGAATCTGCAGGCCAAAAACTTGGTTACGGTGTTATCCCTGCAGCAGAACAAATACCGGGAGGCGCACAGGAAGGTTTGCAGTCTTCACTTGCCGCTTTATCTGGTGAAAAGTTTCAAGGAGAACAGGCGCCTGAAGAATATGGGGCTCAAGCAGGAAAATCAATTGGGCGAGGAATTGGACAAACAATAGCTGCAGCCCCCTTGATTGCCGCACTTAGATCTGGACTTGGCAGAGCCGGTGCATCATCAGGCGCTGCAGACGTGGCTTCTACATTTGGTGGTTTTGCTGCTACCGAGCCAGGAGGGGTCATGCAACGTGGCACTTCTGGATTAGAAGCCGCTGTGATTCCTTTTGGCGTCAAAGCTCTGGGCAATTTACCTGATGCCCTTTTAAAATCAGTTCTTGGATTGCGCAAACCATCCACCAGCGCCATAGAACAAGCATCAACACAATTAAATAAATTATCGGAAGAAGAAAAATTATTAGCTTCTGAAGCAAGTCACAAATTTGGAATAAGCAACCCAGAAAGATTGCAGCTCAATGCTGAAACTCAAAAAGCAAAACTTCCAGAATTACAACAAGAACATGCGAATATACAACCAGAAGATTTTAGCACCATGCTTCCTGACATGAGGCATGAAACAATCATCCCAAGAATTAAAGAAGAATTAAATCAATCTCAACGACAAGCCGAACATTTTTATAGGCCAAATGAAAATCATGGGCAAAGGGCATCTACAGAAATTGTGAATGCAATTGAAGGTAAAATAAATGAAAAAGGAAAAAGAGAAGGGGGCGTAAAACAAGCTTTAGGTGATTTGTATGATGAGTTTAATAAAGAATTGGCCAGCAAAAATATAACAGTACATCAAACCCCAGAATTAAAAGACGTTCAAAAATCTTTATATAAAATGGTTGGTGGCGCCTCTACTGATGAAGAGAAAAAAAACCTTCAAAAAATATTTCTTTCTATTTCCGAAGAAAAAAACATAAATGCCAAAGATTATATGACGGCATATCGTGAAACATTGAGGCAATCGCAAGAAGCTTATAAAAAAGCTTTTGCTCGAGAAGTAACCCCGCAAGCACAATCAGATTGGATTGCTAGAGGGCAAGAAATAGAAAATACTGCTAAACAAATGTCGTCGGTTATAGAAGATCAACTAGGTTCCCATTACCTGGAAAAATTAAAAGCAATAAATAAACGATATGCCACTGAATACGCACCTTTGTACAAAAACCCTTTATATCAAGAAATGTTACAACACGGAAGAACATCTAAAAACATTGCAGAAATTCTTGCCGGAAATACCAGCGGCAACGATATTATACAAAATCAAGTCCGACAAAATCCTGAATTACAAAGATTAATTGTGGGTCAATCTTTAGGCAAAAATATGCAAGGCCTTAGTTCTCCAAGTGAAAATTTAATGCCTTACATGCAGCTAAACCCTGATATTGCTGAAACTTTTGTGCGCCATTCAACAGCTGCAAACAGACTTTCTCAAGCGGAAAGACTTGTGCCAGAGCTTCAAAAAGTAGCGGAACAAAGAAAAAATGAATTCAAACTACGACAACAAGAACAAGAACGAAGGAAAACTCTTGATGTTGAAATTCCTAAAATGCAATACGAAATAAAAGAACAAGAAAGACTGGCTGCCGCTTTAAAAAGAAAAATGGAACAAAAAAACATATCTAAAACTGAATTGGACAGATTACAAAAAGAATACAGCAGGCATGTTAATAACAGAGACGCCATTAAAAATAGATTAAAAGGAGCATTATATACCGCCGGAATAGGAATTCCTGCGGGTATAGCCGCTTACGAAGGCAAAAAATATCTTAATGAGCTTTTTGATTAATTTATTTAAAATTAATCAAGAAGGCACAAACCCATTGCTCAAATTGACAAATCCCATGTTTAACGTAGGTGTTTTACTTGCGTTAAGCATGCTTGATTTTTGCATAATCAAATCTGGGGGTGACACATACATCAACTTACGTTCATAAGCTGTTAATGTGCGCATGGCTTCTGGGTTCATAGATACGCCGTATTCTTCGCATATCTTAGCAGCCAAACCATATCTTAAATATTCAATATAACCCGAGTCAAATCCTTGATTATCCGTATTTATAAAAGTGTATGGAACTAATTCGGAAATATTGGTTAAATCTGTATTTAATGCGACGTTAGATAAAAATATCTTAACCATCATTTTTAATGGGTAATTTGTGTTAGGCAGAAAATACACACCTAAATTACCACCACCAATACACCTGTTAAAGTTGTAAGAAAAAGGTAACGAACTAATATTATCAACCCTAGGTGAGCCGGTATATGCTGTACGTGAATTACTTCTCATGCCATATCTAATAACTGATAAGTTAAACGTAGCGCTTTCAACAGCCACAACGTATGGCAAAAAATAATATTCTTGGTTTTGAACGCATGGCATTTCTATGTATTGCCAGTATGGTATTAAATCCGTTTCAATTTGCTTAAAATCTAATAGCGCATTAAGCAAATCTAAACCTAACGATATTTGTTCGCCTGTAGGTGTCTGTAAACTTCTAGCTACAACACCAGACAAATAAAAAGATTTCTCAATCAATTGTTCCGCTGTATAAGCCATAAAATAACCCTCAGTTAATAATGGGGGTTTATAACCCCCATTAAATTATGTTTCTTAAAGTTGAACGTTAAACCCACTTACTGACAACGATGCCGTATCACCTACGCCTACCGCATACAAAATAGCAGGCACAATGGCACCTGTAATATTGTGAGGCTGAACCAAAACAAACGTGCTAGATGTTACGTTAACGTTTGAAACTTGCCCGGTTATAACAGATGACGCATGGTTTATGCCGCTGCCAGGGGCAAGAAGTAAATTTGCGCCTGGGTTTGCTGGCTTGTAAATTGAATTTATAATTGCAAACTGATTTGCAGTTGGAGGCACAACATTAACCAAGTTTACATAGGCATATGAAGTTGAAGTTCCAAGAGATAACACTGGTCTTTCATCTAAATACATAAACGTCATATTAGAACCATAATTAGAATAACTACCTAGTTCAAATAGCGCATTTGCGGATTGTGTTGCCCAAAACCCAATTAATCGCATTGAATCATAACCAGCTGGTAATGAGGGTGCGGAATTAGATGCTTTAGTGGCAATAACAGCAGTACCAAGATAATAACGTGAATCAGCAATAGCGTATATCGCATACATTGTGTTTGCTTCTAAAACGCCAGTGTCTAATCCGTTAGCTCCAACGGTTGCAGCATTTAATACAAGTCCTTCAACGCCAGTCACAGGGTTAATTACGCCTTCAACGTTAGCAAAACCTAATGTAATATCCATAACATTGTTAGAATCTCGACATTGACCCGCAGAGATTAACAATTTTGTGTTAATTGTATCTGGACTGTTGGATATCACAAAACCGTATTTATAAAGATAGGACATATTTATAATTGGGTTATTTTGTATAGCGGTCATTTTATTTTCCTCAAAATTAAATTAAGAGGCCAGCGGTTGCCAGCCCCATAAATTTATTAACCTTGTGACATTGGAATCATAAAGCGCAAGGAGTACTCGGGAACAAGTACGGAGCCATGAACTTCGTCGTAAATCATACCCGTTTGGTTTTGACCGAACAAAGAACCGTATGTTAAACGAAGTGAAACACCAGTCGTATCATCATATTCGTTGGCTGTGTCGTAGGGTGATTGTTCTGGTAATTGTGGCATTGCTAAATATAACGCATCGCCACCCAAAATACCGCCACAACGATGTGATGGGAATGTTAAAATTTCCATTCCAGCTTGAATAGGATTATTCAAGTTTTGAGTATTACCACCAGCTGAGTTAAGACCAGGCGTAATTGTAAGAACTACATTTCCGCTACCATCAGCCGCAGCGTCTTGTGTAATACGAAATTGGACTGGGCTCACTGATGGGAAATGACCAATGAATGTCAAATATCTCATATCAGGCTTGCCAGTTACGCCATCAGCAAATTGCATCAAATCGCCAGAGAAAACAGCTTGCGCATCATTTGCTGTAGCACCGCTTACTGTGATTTGAGTAACGTTTTGGCCTGTTGGATCGTTAGTGCTTACAACAGTCAATCTTTGACCCAACACCCCAGTATTACCAGATACATGAATAGGCATCAAGTTTGATGAGTAATATTCTACGCGTGGTGAACCAAACTCACCAAGTTCCCAACTCATTGCGTCTTTGTTGTTTCTTTCTGGAGCAAATTGATTTAAACCGTTACCAATGATACTTGGTGTAACACTATCAGGCAAATAAACTTTAATGCCTTGAGATACAGAACCGTAGGTTTTAAATAGCATTACGGCTTGTGCTAATTGTTGATATGAAGATAATGCCGTAGAACCATTACCAAAGAAACGATATGGGCCTGATGCCGTATTAAGCGTACCATCTAATTGACTGCGTACACCAGACGCCCAGTTAAGAGCAATATTGCCCTCAACTTGAGTTGCTAATTCTGCAACAAAGCTACGTCCGAATACACGCATGTAATCATCTTCGCCTTTTTCTAAGTTGAATATACGTTGTTGAGATGTAACAGCAAAAGAACTGTTGTTGGCTTGATCGGCAGTCAAAGATAACACACGTTGGTCTGCTGGTTGAAATACAGCAACCAATCCGGCGCTAGTTACAGCACGTGGTGGTAAATCAAAGGTAACTACAGAACCTAAGTTTGCTTGAACTTTTTCAAAATCTTTAAACTTTGTGTTTGCTGTAGATACATGGCAGCACAAGTTTTGCATTAATGCCAAACCAGAACGTTGGTAGGTTTGGACTTGTTGCAAAATATTATTAGGAAATGTAGACATTTTGGCATCCTTTATTTTAAGTTAAAATAACGGAACCTTGTGAGCTATCCCTTGTATTTCGCCTTTAATTGAGCAAATGACAAAGCGCCCCCTGATTCCGTTCCACTGGTAGAAGGACGTTGTTGCGACAATGGTGCATTTGGGTATTTGATGCGATTTGCTGCTTGATTCTCTTTGATCGATTCCGCTAAACGTCTCGTGTGAACAAGTGCGTCTTTAGGTGACATTTGAGATAATTGCTCAAGCTGCGCCATCTTCAATCTATCTTTTCCTAGCTCGTATAGTACGTCATGCGAGTTATCAATGTGTTCGGCTAAAAGCTGTACCACATTAGGAAATCTAGCGTATTCGATATCGCTCGTTATTTTGTCAAAATCTTCGTAAGACTCTTTTCCTGCTGCCATTTTATCCCAGAAGGTCTGAACAATACGCTGTGCATTTTCTTGTTCCGATCTGCTCTGTGCATCAGAAACCCATTGGTCTCTTAATCGTTGAGCTTCTTCGGCCGCAATCTTTCGGTAATTTGACTCTGACATACTTTCAGCAGTTTCATTTTTGTAATTGCTGGGAGCAGCCTGACCTTGCGAATTAGATTGTTGACGTTTATACGACTCAATAGCTTCGTGTTTGGCGCGTCCAATCAATTCGTTTACTTGTGATTGAGGCAATGACTTTTCGCTAGGCGCTGATGTTTCTACCGGAGCCGAGCTTGTTACAGGAGCTGATGCTTCTGAACTTTGACCCAAATTCATTTCTTCCATTATCTACATCCTTCGACTGTTAACCCCATCACGGTTTGCCCTTATGGCCTTCGCATATCGCGCGAATCTCGAATATTTAACCCGTATTACGGTTGATTCCCTAATTAACGCATAGGTCTCGTTTTGCGCAATAGTGACAATCTACGTCACTTACTGACATTTTACGTCAGTATTTTTTTAAGCGCAATAGGGTTCTAATCGCCGCGTTAATTTATACTTATTCTGCACGAACAAATTTCGACATAAACCCTGTTCGTGCCGAACAAATAATTTCACCAATAAATTTAAAAACAAAGGATTTGTAATGGAAAAAGAAAATGAAATGCTGGAGGGGCTGAAAGAATACGTACAAGGACTATCTAGTACAGCAGACAAAGAATTGTTAAGAACAACCTACAATAAAATTGTAGAGTCGCTAATGATTATTATTGCTAAAATTGATAGCGGCAAATAATTTTATTGCCCAGGGGAAAATCCTAGGCAATAAAAATAATTGGGATTACTGAGGGATTTTATAAACAATGTAACTTATAATTCCTATAGTTCCTGGATCTGCATTTAATCCAACAACAATTTCGTTGTTAGCTGGAAAAGCACGAACCAATGATACAGGTAATTCCGACTGATTTAATGTTACGCACAATACGCTAGTTTCTAAGCATCCTGGTACAGAAATAATGTATGGACCAGCTCCGCCCCCTGTAACGTTTGCTTTGCCAGCTATCACGCTAGATTTCAATTGCACATCAGTAGCAATGATTGCGGAGTCTTCGATGCTGCCGTAGTCATCTGCAAACATGGCAAGGTTGCCGGATATTGGATTTTCTAAATCTTTAAACGTAGTAACTTTTCGGAAAGCTGAATTGGTTGGAGACAAGCCAGTGTTAGTTATGCTGCCGTCCGTGTCAGTGAAAACAGCAAAATCCCCTTCGGTAATTGGCTCACCTAAATCATTAAATGAAACTACTTTAGCAAATCCAGGCCCTGTGGGAGATACACCGATGTCTGCAATAGTGCCATCAGTGCCTGCAAAAACAGCAAAATTACCATCCACAACTGGTAAAATAACGCCACCACTTGCAGCGCCTACTTGAACCAAAGTAATTACACCGTTATTAATTTCAACGGTAAATGTTGCATAGTCACCAACTTGTGTTTGTTGGTTATAATTATAAAAAACTTGAAGCACATCATTAGTGGATACTGGGTAACCTTCCAAACTTGTTCTGCTTAAAAAACCAGCTGTAGTTACTTCTTCTAATGTGTTTCCGCATACCATAGATTTTTGATTAGGCAACACGCCAACTGTACCCGGAATCATTGTAGGTAATTGGTAAATCTTAGCAATACTCATGACTAATATCCTTTTTTTTATCTAATTCAAAGCTCTGTCACGAGCTCGCCTTATAAATGTTTCACGTGGAACATTATTATTTCATACATCCTTTTTTAACCATTTTTTTTACAAGTTTTTTATCTTCTTTAACGTCTGAATGTTTTTTAGTTTTGCTCATTACTTTTTTCATTTTTTCTTTCCTTTTGGTTTTTTTTCTTGAGAAACGTTATATGCTATAGCAACCGCTTGCTTTTGTGGTTTGCCAGCTTTTATTTCTGTGGCTACGTTTTTGGAAAAACCTGCTTTAGTTTTTGCGGCTTTACCTTTTATTAAAGGCATTATGATTTCCTTTTAGTGTTATAAACAGACTCGTAAAATTCTCGTCTTTCTTGTGAATTTGCGCCGTCCATTTGTCGCCTTGTAGCTACTTCCAGTTGTCTGTCGGTAATTTTATAAGTTTTTTTTAATTCCGCAGATGTGCCAGTCATTAAATCATTATAAGTCGGCATTTTTGACATTGTTAATTTCCTCTATTCGTTCATTCAAAAAATCTTTCATTAAAATCATATCGCATACATTTAATATAGCAACAGGCAAACAACCAGATGGTTCATTTTTTGCTAGCAAACACATTTGATTGCCACTGCCATCTTCCAAAACAACAAATGTTTTTTCCTTGCTATCACCGCAAACTCCGGAAAAATTATTTCTAATTGAAAGCTTAAGCATGATTAGGTTGCTCTTTCATGTGATGCAATTCAATGGCTTCTTTTAAATGATTATGAGCCATGCCCATTTTCTTAATCTCTAAGTCAACATGCTTAGCCATGCGTTCCGTGCTTGCTCGAACCAAACCAACACTAGCGTTTGTTTCGTTCATGTGCACGCTGGCCTCGGTTTTATATTTTTCAAGTTCAATCTTTTCCATGTCTACCGCAAATTGTGCCTCGTTTTTCTTGGCTTCCATCTGCAGCTTTTGCATGTCTACTTGATTTTTCATCATAGCAGGGTTGTTCATGGCTTCTTGTTGTTGCATTTGCATGGCTTGTTGTTTGGCTTGCTCTTGTTCTTGTTTCCATTCGCCAACCATTTCTTTAAGCTGCTCAACACCACGACCCTCAACGTTATCAAGAATAAAGTTAATGCCTTTTGTGCCAATAAAGTTAGCAAATTCAGGTGACATTTGCATGACTTCCTTGACCATATTAATGGTTCTTGATTTTTGAATTTGGAACGATACGCCCGCTTTAACCACAACGTTCAATGCGTTGGTGTCAAAATCCATAGGCATCCCATCTTTTTGATTTATCTTTAAGAAGTTGCGCCTGCCTTCTGCATCCATTATTGGTATTGTGCGAGGGGTGGTGAAATATTTAGGCAACCAATTAACGTAAATTTGGCTAGCCCGCTGAAATCCTTGCATAGATCCTACAACATATGGCATGGCTGCTGAGTTGGATTGCGTTGCCCCTTCAACAATTGCAACACCACTGAGTTGATTGTTATTAATCCCAAGGCTTGCATCATATGAGCCTAATATTTGCTCCATTAAACTGTCTGCGCCAGTAAATGCCTGGACAATTTCGGGTGGGCATGGAATTCTTTGTACTTCCCGTATTGGATTGGAAATAGGCATTTCTGGATTGGATTCATGAACCGAATTGAAAATAAGTGTGTTGGCGCGTTGCACATCTTTGTAAGCGTCCATAAATTCCTCTTCTTTTGGAAGAGCTTCTTTGGCCACCATAAATTTGTGTTGGACCGTATTTTCAATTTCGTTGGCTAGTGAGTTACCAGCAAAGTTCTTAAGCCTTTGAGCGCCTTTAGCGTGATAAACGTACGGCAAACATACTTGACGAATGTTACCATTTTTGTGTGTCTTAACCATGTTGCTTGCGCCGTCAACAAATACCAGCGGCAACATTGTATAGTCAGTCTCGACATATTCTAGTATTTGATTGTCTATCAAACGATACCGGACAATTTTATCAAGAATGGTTTTGCGAGGCTCTCCTACATATGTGGGTGGTACGGTAATATCGTTCCACTCTTCAACCATTTTTTCGTAGTCACGCAATATCATAGTGCGACCATCACGAACCTTAACAATGGTTTCGCGAGTTTTTTTCTTTTCGTAGTAATCAGCGCATAACAACATGGGTTCTTGATCATTGATGTATGACCAGTTAAATCCCCCTATACCGTGACTGAATGATACCTCGGATATATCTACGCCTGGGTATTCTTCTTCAAAATCTGTTTTAGTTTTAGGAAATAATTCAAAACAATAATTGCCATCACCTTTGTGGGAAAATTTGGCTAGCTTATCAAAACCACATAACGTGGGTTCGCACCTGTCGAATTTAATGACTTGATCCATCGACATAGGGTTGGCATAATCGGTGTAAACTTTAAGCGTACTAAATCCGCCTGCTAAAACATCTTTGTAAACTTCGTAGCGAGTATGATGATTATCAATGTCTAATAAAACATGGCGCAAATGCTGTTCAACGACCTTTAGTGTGTGCCAGTCCACTTGGTTTTCATCATCACAAGTCACCATAATATCTGGCTCTTGCTTTGAGAACTCACCGAGCAATCTATGAATTCGGCTGGCTAAGGTATTAAATTCCAACTGTGGGCGGTTCATCGTTTGAAGTAAATTTATTTCGTCGCCCGTTAAATTTGACTCGAACACAAATCTTACAAATTCATTGTAACGTTCGTAGTTATGGCGAAAATACTCGTAAGAGCCCTGGATGTTTTTTTTAATCCGCTCGAGTTGAGCTTGATGTTTTTGAGCAACTTGCATACTTGCGTCGTCCTCATAATAGAATTATTATTTATATGCTTTTTGACGCAATCTATCAACTTTATTTGTTGATGACATGAGAGATTGTGCTAATTGATTATAATCTGTTTTTTGTGTGTTTGCATAGATTAGTGTTTTGTCGATTAAAGCGATACGAATAGCATCTGCAAGAGTGTCTGCAATATCGTCATGGCGATGCGTTTCGTTTGCTGTAATTTTAGTCATGTGAGTGATACACATGTCGGCGTGCCTAGCTCCCGTTGTAAAGCTTATTTTTTTAGCTGCCACATGTGGTTGACATTCTAGGAATCTTTTAGTTTTGTTACCACTTGCCGCATTACGCGGTATATCTCGTACTTGCATGCCTCTGGCTTCTTTAAGCGATGAAAGCAAAGTGCTTCCTGTGCTTTTCTTCTCGATTGCTGCTAATAATGGAGGTGTTTTATGTCTCATACATCCAGCCCAGAAATCCATAAACGTGCTGTGTAAGTCGCATGGTTCGATTCGTGTTTCTAAGCAATCTATCCAATGCAAACCGTACTCACCTGTTTTTCTACCAAAGTTTTCTATTTCATATAAACCAAAAAAACTAAAGACTGTTGCGTCGTTGTAGTCTTTATTCGTCTCCGATGTGTCAGCTGTGATGAAGGTTGATATCATCATCGGTTCTAAATCTAGCTTAACAAACCATTCTTGCTTAAACACCGCACCGCCTGCTGGTTGTGGGTCTTGTTGATGTTGAGCTGCAAAAACGTATATATCTCGTTCTTGTCTGATGCGCAGCATTTCAATCGGGAAAGCTTCGGGATATAACGCATTGCCTGCCTCATCGATGGACTTTAATATAACTCGTTTCCAATCGTGGCCATCTTCACCTGCCAACAAATATGCCGCTAAGTCTGCTTCGTGAAGCCGCTGGCCTATCATTATAAATGGTACGTTTATGCCACGTGGCCGCTGTTGTATTGTGTCGCGATAATTATGTATTACCTTTTCGCGCATGGTGTCAGAAAATACTTCGTCCGGCTTGTGTGGATCATCTAAGATGAGAGCACCGCTAAAACGATTAAGGCCAGGCAACCCAGCGTCACGACCGGTAATAGCACCAGAAGAGCCAAAAGCTCCCACGGCTCCTCCTGCAGTAGTCTGAAAAAAGTCTCTAGCTTTGCTGTCAGCTCGTAGTTCAACACCAAAAAGCTCTCTATATTCCCGCAACATCATAATCCGACGAATCACATCGGTATGAGTAGCTGCAAGCGTTTGTGAATAAGATATATATAGAAAACGCGAGTCGGGATATTTTGCCATGGTCCAAGCAACCCACATACTTAAAAGCGTGCTCTTGCCATGCCCTGGGGGCACGTTTAATACCAGTTTATTAGTCTCGAGCTTTGCAACTTTAACAAGCTCACGACATATAGTAATTACGTGGCTTTCGCGCCCCGGTGGATTTGATACGATGAAATCACGCGCTGTTAGTAATGGGTAAAAAGTTCTGACAAACAAAAAAAAACTTGATTGTAAATCTGAAATCAATTGCGCTTGTTCGTTAGGATTCATTAATTATGTCTTCGACTTTTTTGCTCATTATCTCTCATTATATGGTTAGATATCACTACTATTGATTTTGTTTAAGTCATCAACAAGAGATTTAATCTTAGAGAGCGTGTCAGCTGTGTTGGTTTCTTCTTGTTTTTTGTCGCCGTAAACTTTGGGAGCCAATTTTGAAGCATGCCAAACGTTAATTTGATATCGTAACTTCTCCCGGCCAAGCATCCCGGGATCTATTCTTTCAACGCCTTTTTCATCAATATAAGTTGGCAAATCATCTGGCATATCGAGCAAAGAATCGGCTAAGTAGTTAGCTTGTAGCCTTTTTGCTTCAAAATATTGTCCCGAGAAACTTGGCTCGTAAGTCATCCAAGCATACAATGTGGATTGACTGGGAAATTTTTCATACATTTTTGTTAATTTTTTTAACCCACAAGTATGAGTCGCTATCATTTCACAAACATACGCGGCTAATTCAGGGGTGTACGTTGTAGGTCGGCCTTGAGGCATAATAATCTCCTACAGTTTATCAAATTTTTGTTTTAAATCGTCAAGCTCTTGTTTTAAGCTTCCAATTTCTTTTTTTAATTCATCATAAATGTTTTGCATACCAATAGTCACCGGGAGGAACAACAATTTACACTCTTCTAATTGCCTCAGGGTAGGGCAATCTCTGCGCAAATAATCCATGCAATGGGCTTTAATTTCTTCTTTTTGTAAATATGTAAGGCCTGTTTTTATTTCATCGGCTTTAAATTCAGCCTTTAATAAAAAACTATTTACATCTTTTAGCATTTGATGCTTAAAAGACGAAAACTTTTTTGCAATTACACTAAATATAGCATCATCTAAAAGTTGGTGTTCCCCGTGAGAATCGAACTCACGCACGTCGCAATTAAGCTTATCGCTTTTTTGCCGCTCTACCTCTGAGCTAAAGTCCATAACATTTTTCATAGCTTTTCAAACTCTTCATCAAAAATACGAGCCGCTTCTTCTTTAGATACGTCACTCGCTTCCATTATCTTTGCTATAGCATCTTTATATGTCTTGCTACGCTTATCTACAACAACGTCAACTTTTTCTGTCGCAGGTATTAATTTACCACTACCAGAGCACAAATGACAATTTTCATATATCATTCCACCGCCCATAATTCGACCAGTACCCGTACATCTTACGCATAACAAGCGTTTAGTCGATTCCATATACTCTCTTTAATTCTTTAATAAAAACGTCAACAGCATCAAGATATGACCTTAATGATTGCATATTGTCTGTACAATCAGTGTACAATTCCATCATTTACTCACAATATCTGTTGATAACTAAGTGAGTATGTTAACAAAACATAGATAAATTATCAACTTACGTACTTGATCAAAAATTTTCATTAAAAAAATAACATATTATGTGTTGACTTACACATAATATGTGTTAAGATAATCATGTACTAACAAGGAGAATAAAATGCCCGAATACAAAAATGAGATGGATGAAATAAAAAAGATGAATCAATTTTATGATTTGTTTGAAGAAATGAATTTGAAGCGATTGAATTACGACCCACAAAATAAAAATATGGGCGTAGGTGATACTGAGCTCAATGCTATTGTGGATTTTTTAGAAAAGTCATGGGAATAAAATGAACGCAAAAGAAGCCAAGAAGTACATAGAGCTGCACAGAAAACCACACGGAGGGTTAGACGAAGAAGGCATAATAGACTTAATAATCTGGGCTTACGACAAAGGATGGGCCGATGGCACTAAAGATTTTAAAGAAGATTCAAATTTTATAACTAAAAAGAGGAAAAAATGACATTATTTTTATTGGGTTTATCAATAATTGTACCCCCAATTGTATTAATAATTATTTTCAACAAAAAATATTTACAAAAAAAATTAGATTTAATGGATTTTCATTTTGAATTTATGAAAAACCAACAGCAGCTTTATTATGCAATGTTAACAAAAATCGAAAACACGCGAGCAGAAATGTTAACAGAAATCGAAATTACGCGAGCAAAAATGATAGAAGAATATAAAGAAATTATTAAGGAAAGAAAATGAAAATAATAAAATTAATACGTTATTTATGGATTGATTTTTTACGTCGCACAATAAAAAAACGCGTTATTGAATATAATATATACAAAAATTTTGTAAAAGATATATCTAGGGATTTATTAATTAAAGATTACAGGTGTATACCTGAATTAACAGGTCGTGCGATTGAGCTAAAGAATATTTCAAAAAAAATATTTTACTTTTCTATTTGCATAACGGTAAGCATTGTTATTTATGAATCTATTTATTCGGCCTCAATAGTAACTTTATTCTTTACAATAATCTCATTAAGTATGAGTTATTTTTCTTCAGAAATAATTAAAGAATGTAACAAAAATATATTTGAATTTTTACAACAACTAAAAGAGGAAAGAAAATGATAAGCAACTATGATAATTACCACGGTGACGAAGAAGAAACAGAGTATTATGAGCACCAAGCCAAAGAAGCTTACTGGGATGAACATCAAAGCGATTATAAAAATGATGAATAAATTTAACAAACTAAAAAAAATTTTATGCTCCCCTAAAACAGCCGACATATTGGTGTTATCAATATGTTCATTTTTTATTGGAGTAATAGCGTACAATGTATTTCATTAATTTAATAAGGGCAAAAAAAATGACACAAGAAAAAGACACAGTAAAAGACCTTTCGGACAAAATATTGCACTGCATTAGAGAACATTTTGCTGGTGAAAAAGACGTTGAGGATGTGCGCACCATCCCGGTAACAATATCTGCTTTAGTTACCAATCTTTCTGCGTTTATTGCATCGGAACCGCAATGGGATGCAAGCATACAAACCGATGTTATTAATAAAATTCATGATTCTTTGCTTGAACAAGTTAAGGAGGTTTAAATGATTGAAGACGAAAAACTAAAACAAAAAATGCTAATTCTACTAGGTCAACTTGAAGCAATTTGTTATCCAATAATATGGGGAGACCGCGGCAATAATCACGGTTATTATGATTTGGTGGATTCTATAAAAGAACACTATGTTTATATTTTAAAGCAAACAATGGGATATCAAGATGATTAACAACAAAAAAACAAAAATTCATTGGATATCTACAAAAGATAGATTACCTAAAGACGGTCAAAAAGCTCTTATATGGTATAACTGCGAGATTCACACGGCTACATTTTGCCAAGGAGAACATAGGCCTAATGGACCATGGCGTACATTCGATACAGGGTGCGGAAATAATAAATACCCTTGGGGCTGGTCAGGCCATCGTGATTGGCAAAGCCAGAAAATAACACATTGGGCTGAATTTCCTTGTGAACCAACTGATGAAGAAAATATAGACGATGCCGGTCATGATACAGAATGGGAAATAAGAATAAAAGAATTTTTCAAATAAAGATAAATTACTTAAAAATAAGGGGGGTAAAAATGACTGATGAAGAAATTTTTGAGGAAATTTTATTCTACATGGACACAAGGATAAAAAATTTTTTTATATGGCACAAAATTGATTCTCTTGAGCTTTTATTGCAAAAAGATTGGAATTTTTTTATTTATGGCCAAGGATTTGGGAAAAAATCACTTCAAAGATTAAGAGATGTTTTGTCTCGTTTTAAATTAGATTTAAAAGAATAATCTAAACAAAAAGGAAAAATAAATGTTAGTACTAACAAGACGACTAAACGAAACCATCATGATAGGAGACAAAATAGAAATAACAATAACAAAATTGAGTAAAAATCAAGCTACAATTTCTTGCAAAGCACCAAAAGAAATTAAGATTATGCGCAAAGAAATAGCAAATACACCTAAAAAATTCACGGAATAATTTTTTTAGGGCAAAATTAACCCCTGTTAATTAGCCCTAATTATTCATCTAATTTTCTCAGCAATCTTTCCGCCTCATCTCCTAGCCACAAATTAGCGTTTCTTCGCCCAAAATTCATCTTTTTAGCTTCGTTATTGCATTGCCCTATAGATTCTACCCATATATCAATATAACCCCTTAAAACGCTTCTATGGAGGTAAGACGGCAAAATCAATAAAATTGATTTAATGTATGCAATGTCTCCTGACAAAAGTTTTATGTCTTTTTGTTCGCAGTATTTTAGAAAGTTGAATAACATTAGGTTCATTTTCTTAACGACCTTAAGAGCTCCGACATGTTTTTAGCATTATTAGACATAATGGCTGTGGTTATTTTTTGTGCTTGATGAGCATCGCCAATGTATTGGAATTTCTTTTCTGTTTCTCTTCGGGATAATTCCTCTAACTTTTTAACTTTTTCGTCTGCAATTTGTTTTGCTTTAGCTTTGTTTTCTGCTTTTTGTTCTTCTGAGTTGCATATATCTCCCTCCCAATACTTCGCATTCAAATATGTTGCGGGAAATGGAATGAATTGCATTTCTTGCCAGTGATCATCTTTTGCTAATCTTTTTTTAATGTCATCGATAATCATATCAACCATAATTTCATCCGCGTTTAGCTTTAAGAAAGCTTTATAAGCATCATGCGGTTTTTGTTTTTTTGGATAGGCTTCGTATAAACGCATAAACATCTGGCTAGATTTATAGTCCTTAGGCGCTTTTTTCTTTTCCGGTTTTGTAGAAATCGAATTGCTTTCGGTTGTCGTATTCGAAGAATCGACGATATTTAATATATCTTTTCTTTTTTTACTTCCGAAGGAAGTTATAGTATTTATAAGGGTGCCAGAAACCACTGCTGTGGTTTCACCACTATGTGGTTTTTTGGCGGTGTGGTTGGTTACCACTATGTCAAATTTGGCATTGTGGTCAGAGCCCTTGCTGGCATTGAACTTTAAGCCGTTTAGACAAACTAAAGTCACTGATCCAAGCGTGCCGTTTGGTAGTCGATTTCGACGATATTCGATAAGATTATGCGATTTTAGATAACTCATATGGCGTTGATATGTTCTTTCGCTAATGTCGAAATGCGACATGATATGTGATTTGTTTATCTTCCAGTTGTGGGGTAAAGAGCTAAAATATACCCACATAAAACCCGCGGTTGGGTTTTTTATATTTTGTATAACGTTGGTTGAAACCATCACAAAAGGCACTTGTTCTTTTTCAATAGTTTCGAAATCTAACTTCTCAATTGACATTTTTCTTATCCTTAAAAAAATTCTTGAATGGGTTTTGTGCTAATCCTTGCTGTCTCATACAATAACCCGGCAGTTCCGTTTTGAAAAATTTTTCTTTTGCTTTCAATCCTTCCAAAGAATGTACAAATAACCAAATCTGATCAAACAATGACATTGAAAGCTTTTGGCTGCCTCTTTTTATTTCCTCAAGCAAGTAATAAAAAAATAATTTATCATCATCCATAAAATACCCCAAATTTTAAGCGCACAGATACCTACCAAATAAATAGCATAAAAAAACTCTTGCGTAACTAATTAATGATGGGTAAAATAAACACATAATCTGCTTCTTGTGAAAGCATGGTTAATTCAATGGCCAACGGCCACGACTGGGCAAGCACCGCCAAGTACTTGCTTAGTCTTTCATTATCCTTATGAATCAATGAGTTGTCAATTAAGACAAGAAAGAAATTACGTTGCGGATTAAATAAATAATACAGAACCATTGAGCAATGACGGTGGCAAGAATGATGGTTTTTTCCATTTTTATTTCTCCCTCTCTTTCAATTTGTTAAGCACTACTTGCATATTGTTAATAGCATCAATTTTTGATGTGTGCACTTGTTGCCTATCGATAATGTCTTCGTTTTTTGTTCTTACATATTCCGGGTAAACGCCTTTAATTGTTGATGAAACTAATCTGCCTTTAGAAAACCAGTAAGCAGTGTCTCCAACTATTGGTTCACTCATCTATCAATCTCCTTTTTAATGCTAGCAATGCCTCGCCCAATACTCTATATGAGGCCGAAGGCATAACGCAATTAAATTGGCGTGACGATGGATTTAAAAGCGATTGTTCTAGCAAATAAAACGCTTTTTCGAATCCGGTCTTGTCTTTCTCCCTTTTCCACGCTAAAAATTCTTGTATTTCTGTTTCATTTAATTCATTCATCGGGCGACTCTATAAATAAACGGTTGTTGATTTCGGGCAATCATCACATACCCAGCGTATTCAAGCGCTTCTAACGCATCAAAAATTTTTTCGGGAGCTATTCCAATACTGGTAACAATGTCATCTATGGTTTGTCCTTGCTCGTATTTATCTTTTATATACATATAAACACAATTAGAAACCCCGTCCATTTTTACGTTTTGACTTATCATAGCTACAGCTCCTTTTATAAAAATTCTAGATTTTTGAGCCCTCACCATGACTATACTCGGCAATAAGCACCCCTTCTGTGATGCGTTCAATCTTTTTTTGAGTCATGTAAGGTACATACCCTTTTCTTTGCCAATGAATATAATTTGTATGAGTCATCCCAGTTTTTTTATGAAAAGCGTAAGACGTACCAAAATAGTGCTTTATGTCGTCAATGGTCATAGTAACCTCACTGTAAAAAATTTATTATAAACATTTAATTTTATGTGTCAAGCTTGACATACCGCAAAATACCATGATATTATGTTTTCACGGTAAGCCGCCGCATTAATTACTAATAAAGAGGTGTTAACATGACAATAAATAATGAATACGAAGGTTTTGAAGTTGATATGAGTGTCAAGATTAACGAGCATTTAGCAAATCTTGACAGGATTAACTACCAGGTTGCTGAGCTTTTAAGAATAAAAGCTGAGATAGAAAAGCTTGTGATATTAGAAACTGGGCGGGGTGAATTTGATGGTTCTGGTAATTTAATTAAAATTACCAAGGAAGGTAGACATCAGCATTTGATAGGCAAATATAAAATAAAGATAAAAACTGATTTGCTTTACAAGGTAAACAAAGAAGAATACGAAATTATAAAAAATTCTTTACGCGAAGAATTTAATCCCATAAAAACATCCATTTCTTATCGTGTCGACAAAAAAACTTTAGCTTCTATTGATTTGTATGGCTCAGAAGAAGACAAAAAATTAATTGATAAATTTATTAGTTTTGATTTTGCAAAGCCTAACGTAACTCTTGAGGTGAACGCATGAAAACCAAACTTACAAAAAAAGAATTAAAGACCGTTTTGATAGTCGGTGTTTTGTTGTTACTTGGCTCTATTGATAGGTTTGATAGCTACGAAATGCCGAAAGAAAAAGAAATAACAAACGCGGGGGTTGCTGGATGAGTAATGCGACTTTAATTATTGGGGCCAGTGGCTCCGGCAAAAGCACAAGCATGAGAAATTTAAACCCTAAAGAAACGTTTTGTATTAATGTTTTAGACAAGCCATTGCCTTTTAGATTTTATAAAAAAAATTACATTCCTATTGCTGGACGGGACGATAAAAAAGGCAATTATTATGCTAGCGATGATTGGATGAAAGTCATGAGATGCATAAAAATGGTTAATGAAGACAGGCCTGACATTAAGACATTAATTTTAGATGACGCCCATTATTTGATGGCTCATGAGTTTATGCGAAGGTCCTCGGAGCATGGATTTAATAAGTTTACAGAGCTTGCTACCCATATCTGGAGTGTTTTTAATGCAATGATTGCTACAAGAGAGGATTTATTTTCAGTAGTAATGACGCACAATGAAATTGATATTAACGGGGTTAGCAAGCTTAAAACTATTGGCAAATTGCTTGATGAGAAGATAACCCTGGAAGGCATGTTTACATCAATATTTCAATCAGTAATAACCAACGGTGAATTTAAATTTTTAACCCAAAGCGATGGAAGCCACATAGCTAAAAATCCTTTGGGCATGTTTGAGCAGCTTTACATTGATAATGATTTAGCTGTTATTAGAGAGGCGATGTTTAACTACTACAATGAGGAAAGCAATGAGTGATTTAAAATATGTAATTGTAAGAACGTATTCAGCTGGAGTTTTTGCTGGTTATTTGGAATCAAAAAAAGAACAAGAAGTTGTTTTAAGAGATGCCAGGCGTTTATGGTATTGGGACGGTGCCGCTAGCTTAAGCCAGCTTGCAATGGAAGGGGTAAAAAGACCTGAAAATTGTAAATTTCCTTGCGAAGTATCCAGGGTTGAATTATTAGAAGCCATTGAAATACTGGACGTTACAGAAGAAGCAAGATTATGTATTGCTGAGGTGCCAGTTTGGGAAGCGTAAAATTGGAGGTTTACATAAGAAATAATCCCTCCGGTTACGGTAACGGCTCCATTGACGATTACGGTTACGGTAACGGTGAATGTCACGGCACTGGCTACGGCTGGGGCCGTGGCTTCGTTAACGGTTCCGGCACTGGCTACGGCTACGGCCGGGGCTACGTTAACGGTTATGGTTCCAGCGACGGCTACGGCTCGGGCTCAGGTTGCGTTGACGGTTACGGTTACGGTTACGGTGACGGTTCCGGTGGCGGTTTCGGTAACGGTTCCGGTCACGGTCACGGTGACGGTTACGGTAAGGGTTACAGTGAACGTTGCTTTGACGGTACCCTTGGTGGCACTGGCTACGGCTCGGCTAAGGAGGTAATTTGAGTTTAATAAATTGTGATGACGGCTCCGGTAGCGGGTACGGTAAAGGTTCTTGTGACGGTGACGGCCTCAGCCCTGGCTACGGCTGGGGCCGGGGCTACGTTGACGGTTATGGTTTTAGCTACGGCGCGGGTACAGGTTGCGGTGACGGTAATGGTGACGGCTCCGGTGACGATGAAAGTATCGGTGACGGTGACGGTTCCGGTGACGGTTCCGGTGACAGTGAAAGTGGCGGTTTCGGTAACGGTTATGGTGACGGTTCCGGTTACGGTGACGGTAACGGTTCCGGTGCAGGTGGAAGTTGCAGTAAAGGTTCCCTTGACGGCACTGGCCCCTGCTAAGGAAGTAATTTGAGTTTAACAAGTCTTGATGAAGGTTCCATTTGCGTTCGCGGTCACGATGAAGGCTACGGCTCGGGTTCAGGTTCCGGTGACGGTTCCGGTGACGGTTACGGTGACGGTTCCGGTTACGGTCACGGTGACGGTTACGGTTACGGTAGCGGCTTTTTTGACGGCACTGGCCACGGCTAAGGAGATAATTTGAGTTTAATAAGTCTTGATGACAATTACGGTCACGATGACGGTGACGGTAACGGTTACGGCAAAGGTGACGGTTCCGGTCACGGTTCCGGTTGCGGTCACGGTCACGATGAAGGCTACGGCGCGGGTTCAGGTTCCGGTGACGGTAACGGTTACGGTAACAGTGATGGTAACGGTTACGGTCAAGGTTCCGGTCA